AGGTCGCTTATCGCCAATCTGGCGACGCCGAACATCGCACTTGCCCAAGCCTACACGGCTTACGGTGTTGATCGCGGACAACTCGTTGCCCGCATCAAGGAAGTGAATGTTCCCCAGCTCAATGGGCTGGTGGATCCCTCTTCTGTTCTTTGGGAGCTAACCCCCTGGAGTTTTGTTATCGATTGGGTAATACCGATCGGGAACTACCTTCAGGCACGTGGACTAGCCCAGTCACTGACTGGTACGTTCATTACCACACTGTCGACAATCGAGTACTTTAAGTGCAACAGCGTTGCTACTAACAAGTATTCGATCCCTGACCCCCCGTTTTGGTACCGGTACTGGAAACTAACCGGCACCAGGACGGTGTCAACGTCGCTCAGTACTCCTCCGCCGCGGGTCAAACCGCTCGGGGAGATTCTATCCTGGAAGCGAGCAGCTAACGCGCTTGCTTTGCTAAACCAGGTCGCCCGTCGGTAAATCTGCCGACTGGTGAGTCAAAACCTCCTTTCAGTAGGAAAAACCGTATGAGTGCTATTGCTTCGATCACCGTCTACGACGGTGCAGCTACCCCTGTCTCCCATACCCTGGCGCCGATCTACGTGCGCTCGGAGAAGGGAGTGGGTACCGCTCTCTGGCGAGAGCAGCTGGCGTCCCTGCCCACCGAGGCCCAAGTGTTCGCCGCCATGAAGGCGGAGACGCTGAAGTCCGGCGTGGTGAGGACGGAACTGGCCGTTGCCGTCCCCGTGATGGAGACCGTAACGAACCAGAACGCAGCGGGTTATACCGCTGCACCGAAGGTTGCTTACGTCGATCGGTACATGCTGATCGGCTTCCAGCACCCGCGTTCGACGATCACAAGTCGTCGTCTCGCGCGAATGCTGTTGGTGAACATCGCCAACAACGTCTCGACTTCGGTGGCTCCTGCGACGACGGGGCCCGCGTCTGAACTTTTCGATTCGCAGGTGATGCCGACGTAAGTCGGTACTGGCGCAAGCCAGCATCACGAATCGAACATACTCCATGGAGTTATGATGCAAATACATGCATGGGATCAGACGCTCTCCACAGAGCAGACAGACCTGGTTCTTCTAGGTCTAGCCCGATGGCATCTGCAGCAATGCAGTACTAACTTGGTCGAAGCCGGGCAAGCAATTGCCTCAGGTGACGTCCTTCGGTTAGGCCGAATGAGCGTGCCAACCTGGCTATCAGCTAACGACTTTTACCACCACCGACAGATTAAGGCCTTCTTCCAAAAGAGGAAGGACCTGTCGGATCCAACGGTGGATAAGCGTGCTGTGGCCTGGCGTGCGTTCGTTCAGGCAGAGGAACTGTGTCGTCAGACTAACACTATCTTCCGGTTACGAGCCGAGGGGCGTTTTCATTTCGCCCCTCGCGTTGAGAGTGTTCTTCATAACTCTCAGCGGAAAATCGCTCGGATACTGGGTGACGTGCCAAAGCTGTGCGACATCCCTCTGCGCTTCGGGCCGGGAGCGACAACGCTCACGAAGAAGAAGAATGCATCGGCTCGACGAAAGTTGAGTTCGATGTTCGCGTGTAGCGAAAACTCCTTAGGGTTGATTGCTGACATCCTTGAGGAGATGCCGGCTTGGACGAC